TTCTGCTCTACGCATTGCAGCATTGATTGTTTTGAAAGAATACTGCGGTGCTCTACCTTCTTGTCCTGCAGGAGTGCTTGCTTGATTGTCATCGCCAGTTGTAGATACATATATGTTTGTAGCACTACTAAAACCTTGTGTATCAACATATAGTTTTGTAACAGCCTGTAAATCGTCTTTGCCATTTGGAGTACCAAAGCCTTCAATTGGATTTGGATGATCAGCAAGATATAGTGTATCTAACATACGTCTGTTAGTTTCACTTCCTGCTCTGGTAATAACTTCTTCTGTTCTAGGAACTTGTGCTCCACTTGCACCCGCAGGTACTTCTAGTGGACCAGTCATTGTATCGCCATCGACGTTTACATATTTGTCATTGATGTAGCCGATGCTTGGAATAATATTTTCAGTCGTAATGGCTGGTTGACTTGTATGTGTAGTATTCCAATCTGTTACCAGTGTATTGATATCAGCGCCAGTGCCACTTGTATTACGCAAGTCTGTGTTTAGTGCAACACCGTAAGCAGGAACACCTTGGAAATCAACAGGTGCTATCAAACGTGGATCTGGATCTCTTTCAATGTGAGGATCATTGATAATAACTTTTACAGTACCACTTTGATCTGGTGTTGCTGGATCAACATCTTCAAACTCTACAACTACACTGTTGTTGATTCTACCTGCGCTGCGGGTGTCTGCGTTATCTAGTGCGTCACTGATGAACTTGTAAAAGCCCATACCTGTTTCTGTTTGATTGACAGCAACAATACCTCCTGCATTACCCAAGTAACTGTCCGGAGTGTCGTCAATGTTTTTAAAAGATATACTTCCGCCGAGTCCAAATACAGCATACAATTCTGTAAAGTTATCATTTACTTTACGAAAACTTTCTCGTATACTATCACCTGTACCGTCGTTACCCTCAATACCGATATCTATTTCTTTTTTTGCCATTTAAATTTCCTTAAAACTGTGGTACTAAACTGTCCATATCAAAATTTACACTTACTCCGCAACCACAAGCACTTTGTGCGTTTGGATTACGTATTTCAAAATTTGCACCTACTAAACTTTTTACATAGTCTACTTCTGTGCCAATTAGGAACATTAAACTATGAGCACCTACTACAAACGCACAACCGTTTGTGGTTTTTACTACTTCGTCGCCTTCTTCTAAGTCTGTTGGGCTTGCAATAGTGCCCCAATCATACTCAAATCCTGCACAACCTCCGCCTTTAATATTTAGAGTAATGCCGTAGCAATCGTTCTCCTTACTCAAAAGGTCTATTTGTTTCTCTGCTGCTGGTGTTAAAGTTAGTATGCTCATAGTGGTCCTTTCTATTATTTATCGGTGTATTTTATAATCTTTATGTAAATATAGTTATGTATATAAAAGAATATTTGATTGATACTTGGCATATGCGCCGTAGTAAACTTGGAAAGCAACACAACTATTGTCGTAAAAAAACAATGGTCGTATTACGTTGTGATAATTGTGATGATGAATTTGTGCGTCCACGTGGAAGTATGGATCCAAAACGCCTAAACAACAATTATTTCCATGTATGTGAAAATTGTGATGCTAAAGTATTTGCACAAAAAAGAGGCGTTGCTGCCAAAAAAGTTTGGAGTATGAACGCCTCTAGTAATATACCTATTAGTAAACTTTAATTGCGCCAAATAGTGTATGCACCATATGCAATTGCACCATACGCAATAAGTTTAGTCAGTGGTGAGAACACAATGATTGCTGCTCCTGCTGCAACCATAAGCACACCATCAACGGTTGAACGCTGTTTTAAACGATTCTCGATCCAATCTTTGATCATTTCTCAATCTCCTAATGTGTTTGTCTTGCTCAAGCATAGTTTGTTCTAGTCGCTTGATTTTTTCTTCCAATGCTTGTACATAAGCATAAGTTGGAATCTGTTTTTCTGTTTCGTCCTCGCCGAGCATTGTAAAACTGTTTACACCAGCACCTTTAAGTCCGCCCAGCACACGGTTAGGATTTTTATCTTTTGTAATTGCTTGTGGAGTTTTTGCTCCATACATCTTTGCTAAATTCATACTGTATTTATGCTGCCATCTGTTTTGACTCTTCAGTCATGCTGTAAAGTTGTCCTGTGGACAAGTTCTTCATCTTGGCCTCGACCATAATGTCTGCCCATTCCCAGTGTGACAATGCCCACTCGTTGCAGGCAGTGTTCCACATATAGTCACTGTGTGCTCTCAACTTTTGTTTTTTATATCCGGATTCAAGTAGTGTGTCCATGTCTGGTCGTACACTTGGGTCAGCATCTGTAAGGTAATCTTCACGGCTAGTGCTGTAATGCATAGCAGGACGCTCACCCCGCCAACTATCGATAATACGGTATATACGGTCATCATCTGGTTCAATGTATTCTCCTGTTTTCACCCAATGGTGATGTATGTCTAGCACCAAAGCGAGATCGTCTGCAAGCTCAAGGCTGGCGTCGAGTCCCCACGAGTTTTCGTCGTTCTCGATAGTAATAGTGTTTCGTGCTTCTGGCGAGAGACGTTTAAGGACGTCTTTGATACCGGCTGGACCTTTTCTGCCTGATATGTGGACATTACACTTGAAGTCTTGGAACTTCTTGCCGTAGCCCATCCACCGTAGTAAGTTGACGTGATACTCAAACTCATCTATGCTCCTTTCGACGATTTCATCGTTATCACTGGCAAGGACGGTAAACTGTCCCGGATGCATACTAAGTCTGACATCAAGGGCTCTTGCCGCTTCACCGACCTTTGCGTAGTGTTTCTCGCAGTATGCAACCACGTCAGGCTTAGACCAAAAATACATCCAGCTAGACTCGGTAGCACAAGGAAGCTGATTGCTACCCAATCGGACCATACGAAGTTCTGGAGGAAGGCTTCCCACATATTCTACTAACCTTTTTGCTGCTGCTGCGTTGTGGACCATTATGTCCCACAAGCGTTCTTCTGCAACGTCTCTTGTTTGTCTATTTAGCCATGCAACAGTTGTGCATTTTTCAGTAAGTGGACGTTGTAGTTCTTCTAAAACTTTTTTCTTCTGTGTTTGATCTGGATGCAGGTATTTGCAAGCAAAGCCAATACGCTTTTGCTGAGATTTCAAATAGTCACCTGCTGTTGTAAATTTTAAGTCTTGCATATTAATACTATACTCTCATTGTTTAAGTTTGTCAAGTCTAAACCCATCTTTCTTTCACCCATGGATCTTCACAGTTATGAGGATTTGGATCACCATGAAACACTGCAATCTTAGTGCTTGGTTGCACTCGAGGCTTTGCTATTTCAGCAAAATTCCTTTTTCCATTTACAATAGTCAATGATCGTTTTTCACGCATTTCCCATTTATAACTCATTATCCATTCATCAGGCCAAAATTCATGATCTTTTATACTTCTATACATCCAATCTTGGTCGCCTCTATTTTTTGCAGTATGTGCTTTTAAATTACGCTTAAAATCTTGCCATAATCTATCATATTCACCCACATTAGTCCTAAACACACTGCTGTTCATTCTATCCCAGTTGTGCCTCAAGTGTCTATTGAAATCTCTAATAATACAAAATTTACCTGGTTTGTATGTGAATAGCTCGTCAATATTTCTAAATACAACAACATCTAAATCTAAAAACAGCATTGTGCCATCTATAGGTAAATCTGCACTCATAAAGTATGGTTTATACCACCATCCTTGTGTTTGTAATTTTGGTAATGGTTCTATCCTTATACTGCGATCTATTTTTGTATGATTATCTGTAAAGCAAATAAATTCATAAGGTAAAGTAATATTACGATCAACCATGTTTTTTAATTTATTAACATAGTCAGCACTATACTTTGTTCCATGTTTTAAACAAACTACATACCGTTTATCACTACTAGTTATGATTTCTTTTTTAGGTTCTGCTACTGCAAGTTTTTCTGCTTTTTCTTTGCGTTTGCGAGCTTTGCGTAATTCTTTTGGTTCAGTCCATTGCTTTATAGATTGCACTGTTTGCTCCATGCTCTGCACATTCTACTTCAACACACCAACAACGATTATCAGTCATTTCACGTACAAGACTGTCTGCTTTTTTCCATGCATGGTATGCAAATCTTTCTACACCTACTCCGTCTAAAATAGTTAGTGCAGCCAATCCTTTTTCTTCAAGTTCGTAAAAATCATTTAGATGAGGATCAGTATCAGTAAGAACAACCTTGTGATCAAAATTATCTTCTAACCAAGCCTTTAAAGGTTTTAGTCCTCCAAAATCTACAACCCAGTTTTTATTATCTAATTCATTTGCAGCAAATGTAAATTTAAACTGCAAACTATAACCATGTAGCAAACTACAATGTGAATGATCTGCATTTGGTTGTCTAAAGCAGGCACTTAATCCAATGTTGTGCCCGTATGTTTTCGT